TGCACACCAATTGACAAATGAACCGCACCACGGCAAACCGTCTGCCTTTGTAAATTTGCCGTATTTTGTGAGGTTGTCGCCTTCCTCAATTGTGCCAACTTCAGCTGCGGCAACTTCGATCAAGCGTGCATTCGTGCCTTGCGGATAACTCATGACAAAAGTAATTTCGCTTCGTCAGCAGTTAAACCAAGTCTTTCAAGTAGTGCTGCTTTTGCTGCGGCTTTTTCTGATTCTTTTTGCAGCTTGATTGAATCAATGATTTTGAAAGTATCGTCAAATTGCTTCTTTGTTATAGGCTTGACGCCTTCATCATAAAAAACGCTGGAAAAGTCATCTCCCTGAATGTAAAAGCCACCATTTGGAAAAAAGTGTGTCATTACTTCTGAACCTGTTGCCATTATGCGCCCACTTCCATTAGCGTAATTGTTGAAATCGACGAATCTAAGTTGATGCCAATTGTTCCACCGCCAGCAGGGTTTCGTCTAAATTGTACTTTGTACGTTGTCGCACTTGTCGTGGCCGGGGAATCTAAATAATTTGTGACGGTTGTGCCTGTTTGGTTTGCCACTCCGCCTGAGTTCATAATGTTCTTTTCGAACTCGTGGATTGAAGATGCTCCACGCATTAGCTGAAATCTTGCAGAACAGTCATTTGCGGAACGATACATTCCTGCAACTGTTACAAAAATCATTACCTTCGATGAAGCAGATGATGGAGTTATGTTAAGAGTAATGCCAGTATCTGCGTAGCTTTCTGTGCCGTTTGTTGTCGGCGTTGAATAAGTTTGTTGTAATACTTGAAAAATCTTTCCGCCTGCTGGAGTTGCCCAAGCTGGAACACCGCCTGAAACTGTCAGCACCTGACCCGTTGTTCCAATGCCCAAACGTGTGTTTGTGTTTGCCGTTGCTGATGAATAAGCAAGATCACCAAGCGTTGTGCCTGGTTGTAGTGCCTTTAATCTTGTGTCAACGCCCTGCAATGCAACATCAAAGTCGGCAGGTAAGTCGGTGACTAAGTCTGTCGACGTTGGCAGCACAAAACCATAATTTGTTGTTGGATTTGCCATTTGTTCCCCTTTTCTAAGCCACTATTGTGGCACTTGCCCAGTCTAAAGTCGGCGACACGCTTGCCCATGTTTCCGTCACTGGCACGTCATTCCAGCGCATTGCCTGTAATGAGTAAGCCAACGGCGACAACAACAATGTGACCGAAAGTTGATTGTACGAAGCTCTAAACGACCACCCTTCGACAAAGCCTTGAAAGGTTCCCGAATTCATGTTTAAAGGTAAATTTTGTAAGGCTATTGCTTCACCCATAAAAACGTTAAGTAGCTTGTCACGGTCAGCATTGTCAATTTCAGGATTTGTTAGGTCAAAAGAAATCTCACTGAAAATCGGTTGAGGGTTGGCACGCAATGACAGATAAAAGGCAGCTTGCGCAATTGCGTCAGCTTGGTCATGCAGCGTTGTTGTAATGATTTGACCAAGATTGCCATAAACAGCAATTGACGCTGGATCACTATCCGAAACGTCATTTTGACTGGTTGTGCCGTATTTAATCGTTATTGCATTGCGGACGTCACCGACGCGAGTTTCGATTCTTAAACCAGCTGCGCGGGCATGTCGTGCGTCAAGATCGACATACCCATTGGCTGCAAGATAATTGGTTCGGTGGGTTGAATCGGCATAACCAATGCGGCCTTGTGCGTCTTCGTATAGATAGCCAAGCCCTGAACTTGCTAAAGCTGCAACCAGCGAATAAACGTCGATCGGGTCGGCATTGCCAGCACGCGCCGACAAGTCATAGTTGCCTGGACGATCAATTTCACCAAGTCCCGTGTTTTGAGCATTTGCCCAAGTTGTAGTCGGATCGTAAGTTGCCCAAGTCAATGTCCCTGGCACTGATGCCCATGAACCAAACAATACTGTTTTCAAAACCTCAAAGATTTGGTCGCCGTCAAAGTCGCGAGCAAGCGCGTCAGTAAAACTAACTTTTGGTAAACGTGCTAATGCGCCCAATGCAGTTATTGAATAGGTTTGGGTAAACATGGTAGAACCCACGTCCCGTACTTCTAAACCAATGTCGACAACATTGCCGCCAAAAATCGGGACAAAGGCATTTGACGTGTTTTTGACTGAAACCCCAATTGTCGAATTGATCGAAACTGGAATTGCAGTTTGATTGACGTCGATTAGCTGGAGATTGACATACCCAGCCTGAGCCTGTTCATAAATGTTTGTGCGACCGCTACGAATGACCAGATTTGCCAAAACAGCGTCTGTGTATTCAACGCCGTCAATTTCAACTTTCCAAATAGGATTCCATTGACTCATTAGACCGCCTGAAGTTGTCCTGCGCCACCCGTGCCGCGATAGAAGCTAGAATTCAAAGTTTCAATAATTGTTCGGGCTGTGCCCTCTTTGTCCATTGCGCCTGTAACTGTCAAGTTAATTGTTGTTCCCATTGAAGCAGTTTCGGCAGTTCTAAAACCGCCAACATCAAATGAACCTGAAACGACATTGCTTGCAGCTGTTGCCGCGACTGCGGCTGCGCTGGCAATACCTCCACCAGTTGTGCCGCCACCTGTGCTTATTCCGCTTGTGACACTTGAGGGAATCGTCACTGTTGGTATAGATGACGTTGTGCCTGTTGACATGCTGAAATTGCCTAGCGCTCCAGTTGCGGTCGATCCTGCACCAATTTTGCTGACAGGGGCAATGTCTGCACCTGGCTTAATCAAATTAAAGCCACGAATGGCAACGTTGATTAGATCAATGGCAGTATTGATTAAACCTTTTAAAGCACCGACAACATTAGCCATAATGTTCAAAGTTACATTAGCAACATCACCAATGACTGTAAAAGCCGCACCAATGACTTTTCCTATAATTGGTGCTGCTGCTTTGATAACCTCAAAGAAACTCTCAAATTCATCTTTGTTTTCAGTAACTGTTGCTTTGATTTTGTCAAATGTGGTTTTAAAAGCATTTAAAATTGGTGTGACTAAATCTTTGATCACGCGTGCAACGTCGCTAATAACTTTACCAAAACCTTCGCTATCCTTGAGGCTAAATGCGTCGGTGAATGCGTTAATTGCTGGCAAAGCGTTTTTGTTAATAAATTGAAGCAGTTTGTCAAGAATTGGCAGCAATGCCGCGCCTATTGTTTCTTTTGCTTCATCAAATGCAACTTGAACGCGCGCGATTTTGCCTGCGTAAGTTTCAGCGTTTGCAGCTGCCGCACCACCAAACAATTCTGAAAGTCGACCTTGAACTTGCTCAAATGACATTGTTTTCAATTCGGCGGCTGATAAACCAACGCCTAGTTTGCCAAGTGCTGCCGTGTTACCGTCGTATGCCTTTGAAAGTGAGTTTGCGATCGCTTCCACAGGTTTACCCGTGGCGGCACTGACATCTAATGCAATTGCTAATAAATCTTGTGCCTTTGTAATGTCACCAGTCGATCTGACCAAGCGACCAAGTGCCGGGCGCAATTCATCATCAGCGACACCAGTAGCCAATGACATTTGAAGAATTGATTGTTCAGTTGCTGCAATTTGTGCCTGGGTTGCACCAGTTGCATTTTCCAATGCCAGTGCCAATTGGGTTTGTGCTTTTTCATCTGCAATGGCAGCTTTAACCCCTTCGACACCAATCGCGATTGCAGCAGCACCAGCAGCTGCGGCAGCTGCGGCAAAAGCTTTACCAATAGCAATGCCAGCTTTACCAATCTTGTCGCCAAATGTGTCAACATCTTGAGTTGCAGATTTCAGCGATTTGTTAAGATTATCGACGTCGCCAAGAATCGAAAGTTTAAGAGTGCGACTACCAGCCATTAGTCATACTTCCTAACTATCGTCGAAAACGCTTCTTCCCACTTTTTTAAAATTTCAGGTTGAACAGCTCTTAGGGTGGGATAGATAAACCAACCGCGTGTACCACGACCTTCACGGCCTGACCACACTGGAAATTGCTTGTATCGGTTTGATCCAAATTCATAGCCGCCCCAAAGTTGTTGAGTCGTGCCGCCGCCACTTAACTTTTGACGTGCGAAACCGTAAGAAATCTCACCAATTTTTGATGACTTTGAAACCGTTGCACCGCTGGCAATGATCGAAGCAACACGGTTATTTGCTGATCCAGCCGTGCTAATGACTTTTTGTTTGACGTATTCTGCAAGCTCTGATGTTCTTTCTTTTGCTTGCTTTGTAGCTTCTTCGTCCATTGCTTTGAAAGATTTTACAATGGCACGCAATTCAGCCTTGTCGTAGCTAATTGCTTCAGTTGCCATTTGCTCGCCTTTCTAAAATCTCAATGACCGTCAAAATGTCTTCGGC